GTTGAGGTCGTAGTCGGCCCCGGTTGTATGCCGCCACGACCGGCTGCCCATGTGGAGATCGCTCATCACGACCACACTCCACAAGCCGTCGCGCTTCCGCTTGTGGGCCTTGGCCTTCGGCCGCCGGATCTCCTTCTTCGCCGCGTCGATCATGGACGCCACGCATTCCAGCGTCGTCGGCCCGCCCCGTGGCTTGAGCCTCACGAAAACTCGGTGCAGTTCGATACTCCCGCCTTCTCCGTCGCCGCACTCCCATTTCGTCGCCTCGCTGGCGGCGACTTCGAAGCGGGTCATATCGGCTTCGATATGCGCGAGCAGATCCTCAACGGTCTTGATTCGTCGACTCGTCGATCGGGCTTCGAGCGTGTCGCCGCTTTGCGACTGCGTCACCTGCTCGGCATCGGCTGACGGTTTCGGTGGCGGCAACTTGGACGCCACGTCTGCCGCTAGCGTTTTCCGTCTAGCCACTGGATGACCCCCTGAATGCCGCTCGTTTCCCAGCCGCGCTCGCGTGCGGCCTCGATGATCGCATTTGCGTAGGCTCGCTTCTGGTGAGTCGCGTGGTTGAACGAGGCCCGCACCGCCTCAAGCTCTGACTGTGCCTCTGCGGGGAGCCGCTGAAACCACGTCTTGAATCCGGGGCTGCGGTTCCTCGCCCGAGAGAGGACATCATCAAGCAGGCTTGGTGCCTTCCCCTTCGCCATCAGTCCTCCTCGTCGTCACGGTGGCGGAATCCCTCGGCGTCGAGCACGCCCGAAAGCGTCTCCGAAAACTCGACTACGGCATCTTCAGACAGGTCGGGCCAGCGGGCGTGAATGAGCTCGTGGATCAGGGTATCCAAGAGGTCAACGCCTCGGAGCCGGGCGTCGATTCGGATGCGACGCAGGGTGTAGTTGCAATCGCCGTCGATGCCGCGAAGCTGCGACCGCTCGATCTTCCATCGCTGGTCGCCGACGTAGACCGTGCGGCGTTGGCGCTTTCTGCGGGGCATACGGCCAGCGTAGGGCGAGGGTCAACTGGCGGGCAGGGCGTCAGGCGTCTGGGAACGCAGCCGTTGGCGGCGTGAAGTTCGCCGTGTAGCGGGCTCCACCCGTGCCGCTCGTGATGCGGAACTCGTCGATATGCCCGCTGTAATTCTGACTACCAAACCCAGCCAGGCTTCCGATGGTCAGCGCGCTCGGCTGTGGGAATGAAAAACTTTGCGTAGCCGTGCTGACCTGCGTTCCGTTGATGAATAGTCTTATTACGTCTCCGGCGCGAGTTGCCGCGACGTGCTGCCATTGGTTCGGCGAAATCGCAAAGTTTGCCGACGACACCACTACAGCCAGGTCGGTTCTTGCAAGGAACAATTGTCCGTTACCCAGCCCGAACCACACATGCCCGTTTCCACCGCTCCCAAAAATGGCCCCGCTTGGAGTGCCACTCGGATAAATCCACGCCTCAATGGTAAAATCCGTTCCCGCCGGCAGATTGGCGAGACTTGGCGGAACCGACAGGCTTGCCGAGCCGTCGAATAAACCAGACTTTCCGCCAAACCTTGACTGAGCCGTCGATTGCGTGGCGCTTCCATTCGCCGTAACGGTCTTCGGCGTGCCGCTCGAATCGGTGAACGTCGAGCCGCTGCCGTCCATGTGCAGGAGGAGAGACACCGCCGAAAACAGCGGGTCAGATGGCGTCCAGGTCGCAAGTGCGGCTCGTCGCCATGTGCTAGCAGAAACGCACACGTAGAGGTTGGTCGCGTCGTAGGCCATATCGCCAGCAGCGCCAGGCGAGCTTGGAGAACTCGGCACGCTCGCCCACGACAGACCACTCAGCCCCGCATCGCCTCGCGGAATAACGAGGTTGAGCGTCTGGCTGGGGGCGTCTCCCGTGATCGTTGCGCTTGCCGATGAGCCGGCCGCGCCGGTGGTCACGTTGCCGATAGACAGGCTGTTTGCCGCGCCTTGCGGACCCGTGATTTCCGAGAGCGTCACGAGGTTGGCCCATGTGCCGCTCGGGGCGTATCGCCATTGCAGATGCGTCGATGTCGCCTGAAACTCAACGTCTGCCCCGTCCTGGCCGTCAACGCCAGCATTCCCGCGCGGGATGGTCAGGTTGATTGTCTGGTTTGGAGCGGTTCCCGTGATCGTGGCCGATGCGTTGCTGCCAGCCGCTCCCGTCGTGACCGTGCCAATCGTGAGCGTGTTCGCAGGCCCGGCGGCCCCTGTCGCGCCCGCCTGCCCCGCGTCGCCGCGAGGAATGGTCAGCGACAAGGTCTGATTGGGTGCAGTACCCGTTATCGTCGCAGACGCAGACGAGCCCGCCGCCCCGGTCGTGGTCGTGCCGATCGTGAGCGTGTTCGCAGGCCCGGCTGGGCCTGTTGCTCCCGTGGCCCCCGTGGCCCCCGTGCTGCCCGTACTTCCCGTTGCACCCTGCGGCAGCGTCAGGTTCAACACCTGCGCCCCGGCTGGCCCCGTCAGCGTTGCCGCAGCCGTCGCGCCACCCGTGACCGTGCCGATCGTGAGCGTCGTCGCCGGCCCAACGTCGCCCTGCGGCCCACGGTCGCCGACGCTCGTCACGCTGACATTGGCAGTGCCGCCGTTCGTGATCGTCGGCGCTGGCGTGCCGGTGGACCCTGGCACCGTGACCGTCGTGGTCGTGCCACCCGAGACCGTGACCGTGACCTCATTGCCCGCCATTCGCTACCTCACGGGTTCGATGCAGTAACGGTGCCGCTCAACACCGTCCGCGTCACACCACCAGGCGAGACCCAGCGGAGAAACCAGCGGCTCGACCCGGTCGGCGAGATCGCTAGCGTCTGCGTTTCTGTCATGCTGATTTGCACTGTGCTTGAAGTGACGTTGCTCACGGTCGCCATCGTGACCGTGACGGTTGGCGTTGCGACAGGCGTGTCGGTCGCAGTCGCCCCAAAGCCGCTGTAGACCGCAGCCGTGACGGTGAAGCCCGTGAGGTTCGTGGCGGCGAAGACGGCCGAGAAAGTCACCTCATCCCCGCGCACGATGCGGAGGTCGAGATCGCCTGGAATCTGCGAGAAAACAGCCATCGGCAGCCCTTGGGGGTGTGCCGCTAGCCTACGGTCGGGGGTGGATTAGACGGAGGGGGTGGCCCGCCGATCCCGACCATGCGCCCGAGTTGATTGAGCCGCTCCTGCCTCTTTGCACAACCGCAGTCCTCGAACCCGGCGAGCTCCGCGACGGCCTGCGCACGGTCCTTCGTGATGCCCACGCTGGCGAACGCGGCGGCGACGAGGTCGCCGAGGCCGCTAGGAGGCTGAGATGGTGGCTCTGACTGAGACATGGTAGTTCACCGCTAAAGAGAGGGTGTCGAGTGCGTATTGTTCTGCTTTTCGGAAAGGCACGTTTTCTGCGGTATCGGGGCGGTTGTCGAAAGGTGCCGCCCAGCGGGGGAATTTCCCTAACGATTTAGGGATGCCGCGAAACTCTTGACTCTCCAGCCACTCAACTGTGCCGCCGCTCGCGAGCGTCTCCTCTTGCGCGCGAGTCAGTTGTTCCTCAACAGCCCAAGCATGAAAGCCTCGTTGGCGGCCAATCATCTTAAAGCCGACCGGCTCTGTGCCGCGCGTTCCTGAATCGATCCAGATGGAAGGAGTGCCGCCGAGCCGGGTAAGGTACAAAACGCCGCTTGTGCCTCTTTGGTTATCGCAGTTGCCTGGAAACATGGCGATGCTTGGCGTCCATCTGTCGTATGTACCTTCGCTATTTTTCTTGACGTAGAAAATCGGATCGCAGGTTCCAGGCGAGTCCACCGCCGCATAATCCTGATAAGAAGCGTAGATAGAGGATTCGACGAGATTCGCTCCCACAAACGCATCGGCGGGAAACGGCGGATCTTTTGAGACCCCAGCCTTGAAAACAACTACCGCAATTCTTCTAAAAAAACCGCCCATGTCAGGCGGGTCGCCACCGCACACCTCGCCGGTTGTGTCGTAAGGCTCCCGGCCGTCAGCCCTAATTACGAGGCCATCTACCACGGCCGTCTGAAGCGGCAGGTACTCGGCAAAGTTGCGCCACGCGGTTGCCGATAGGTTGGTCGCCGTCCATGTGTTTTGCGGCTCACTGGAAGACGCATTGACCGTGAAATCATTAAGCGTCACCTCACCAATCTTGTATGGTGGGACTGAGAAGGTGGCGGCTAGGTAAGATTCCTTTGCGGCGGGGTACGGGCTTGGGCCGCAACTCGGAAACACGCCTGACCAGTTCGCCACCGGCGGATTGGCGAGGTATTCGATGTAGCTGTTGAGGTTAAATCCGTCGCCGCCGGTGACTGTTTTGTATCCGAGGCATTGGTCAATGCCGTCGCCGCCACATTGCGGGCAATCTCGTGCATCGGGGGCATTGCCATCGCCGCCACATTGCGGGCACGTCACTATGTCGAACTGAACGCACTCGCCGCCTTTGAATTCAACGCAAACTTGAATTTTCCCGGTTGCTCCGCAATTTGTGCATGGGACGGCAGGAAGTTTGCCCGTGGCGCCGCAATTCGTGCATGGGCAAGGGGAATACTCTGGCACGCTCGTCACAAGCGCATTAATCCCCGCCTGCACTTGCGCAATGTTTGCCCACTCTACGGTCGTGCGAAACGAAAAGTGCAGCGCTGTGATTTTACCTTCGCTAAAGATTGCCGACGAATGACGCTGGTCTTCAGTTGGAGGGGAACACTCTTCAATGAGCGCGGGCGGCGATGGGTAGATCGTCGTCCCCAGCCCCCAGTAACTAAATCTGCCAACAGCGTCGTCCGGTTCGGTTGCCGATGGAGGCAGCCGAGGCAAAAACCCTGCCGAGGTTCGCGACGAGTATTCCGGTGACAAACCATCCATTCGCGGACGCAGCCCGTTCGTCGACGAAACACTTACGTCCTGCGTCGGCGCGTTTTCACTGTCGTCGTCCGCGTCGATGAATTCGCCATGCAGGGTTTCGTTAACCGTGCCGGAGACGCTGGACACGTCGCCGATTGTGCCGACCCTCGACATTCGCACGTCCGCCGGCTCGGCGTTCTTTCCGACCTCTGGCAAGACGACCCACGTCGTCCTCGCCGCGAGGCGGCAAGCCTCCGAGATGCCGTAAAGTTGCCGCAGTGCGACGGAGTCATCTGCATAGTTTGCCGCCAAGCCGCCGCGATCGCTCCAGTAGCGCTCGCCATCCGGCGTGAAGTATTTCGTGTCGGGGTGGCCCACCAACGGCAGCGATCCGACGTTTGCAACGGTCCTGTGATACGTCACCGGGCGCGATGTGTCGCGCAGATCGCTTGTGACGTAGGAGCCGCCAAGGAACAAGTATCTCGCGCCGGTCGCTTGAATCTGGTAGACCGTGCGGCAATTTCCCTGCGACGGCAAATCGTCTACGACTGCGAATCCTGGAGATGCCGCCAGTCGCTCAGGCGTGGCCTCTTGAAGACTGCCTGGGCCAGTGAAAACGTAATCCTTCTTCTCGTCAGCGTTCCAGTAAACCGCCCCATAATTGGTCGACGTGGCTGGCGTCGTCAGGTGCTCGATGCCCGGCGGAACCACAAACACATTCGGCCCGCTTGCTCCAGCGCGGATCGGGCGAAACGTCGCATACCAAAGCGAGTTTGGCGGCTGTTCCTCAAGGATGGTGATGATCCACTCTTTCCGAGAGGTTCCAGGCGTGATCTCGTAGCCCGCCTCGCCAATGGCCGTTCGCACCCAGCCCGGCCCGGCCAGCTTCTCGATGAGAATGTTGCCTGCCGTGAGCCCACAGACAGGTCGGTCGAACCGTAGCACAAGCTGCGTCACGCCAGATTCGTAAAGCGAGGTCGTCTCTGGCGGCAGCCTAAGCTCGGCCGGCATAACAAAACTAGCGATGGCACCGTAGCGGTCGTCGTCCGGCTTCTCGTGGACCGTAAACGCGGCCGAGGGCGTGTGCGGCAAATCGTTTCCAGCCCGATCTCTGTATGGTCCGCCTTGCAACTGCCGCGTGTGCTCGCCAGCGGCGAGCGACGCAGGCTGGACGCCGATCGCCCCACTTATCCCACAAGGCTCCGTGACCTCAAGCGTCAGCGACAGAGGTTCCGCTACGTTCGCAAAGCCAGCCTCGTCGGCAAACCAGTCGCGCGTCTGCGCAAGAGTCGCCAGCGGCGGCGTCCTGTCAACAACAAAACTGAGCGGGTAAAAAAACTGACGCGACGTGTTAGGCGACATCGTCACCCACATGAAGTACGAGCCCTCCTCATTCGTTGCCGCAGAGATGGCGCTGCTGATAAAGGTGCCGTTGAGCGACGATGCGAAATTCGGGTTCTCAACCGACTTGACCAGGGCTCCACTAGGGTCGAGCGTGGCGTCGATTTCTTCGTAGTCCTGAGACTCGTCATCCCAGCGATAGATCTCGTTGTCGCTGAGAGTGAGGTAGACCACTCCCCAGCGACCTTGCTCTGGAAATTCCCCGTCCGGCGGAATGGAGACAATTTCAGCAGGACGCCAGTAGATGTCTACCTTCTGTATTGCGGCCTTGCGCGTAACTGTCGCGAGCGGGAAATAAAACCGAGTGGGCTCGTTCAGCAGAGACTGAAATCCATCAAGGTTTTTGGCGAATGATTCCTGCGCGTGCAACCCTTGCTGGGTGCGAATCAGGTCAATCGCCTTGGGCGGCGGGGGAAGCGGCAAGCTAAACGCCGCCCCTCGCCTGTAAAACGACGCCACTGTGGCAAGAGGAGGCTCGCTCTCGCGATGCACGAGAAGAGACAACTCAGCACGGTTTGTCCGGCGAGGCTGGCCGTTGAGCGAGATACTCCACGAGTTACTCGGCCACGTCCACACGGCAGTAGTGGGCATCGTGCCGGTTGAGTTGACCCTCGCACCCGCCACTATTGTGTAGCCAGCGTAATACGTCTCAGTCGGCACGGGCGGAACAATAACGCGAGAGAGCACGCCGCAGCCAATGCCGTCCGCGCAGACTTTTAGTTCAGACGTTTGCGGCGTCGTGCCGTCAATTACGGCAGGCAGCGCCCGAATAAGATCGGCGGCAACCGCAACGGCCGCCTCAGGAAGCGGGGCGTTTTGCGAGAACCCTGGCGGCGGCTCAACGAATCCATACGCGTCCGCGAAGACAGGCTCAATACTGCAACTGCACCGGCAGCAATTGCCACGTCGCGCCATTTACATGACCCCCACGGCCCATTTATTTGCGCCCGTCCCGGTTTCCTTCCAGAGCAGTTGGAGCACGCCGCAGGCAGCGGAGGCGAGTTGCGTCGCGTCTCCGTTCTTCGCAACGGCGAAGCGATGCGACGCATTGGTCACGTTGACTCGACAGGCGAAAGCCCCGCTCACTGCGGCCCGGCCGATCTTGCCGTCTGAAATCGGCTCTAGCGTCACGACGAAGGACTCCGAAAGCGCAGTGGTCGGCGTCACGCCAGTGAGGATAGGCCGCGTCGCAAACTCCCTCGCCCGCTTGTCTTCGTCGGCGTTGCCCGTGAGGTTGCCGCCAACGGGAGAAATTTCCACGCCGTCAATCCCCAGCACGCCCAGCCAGGGAACGTCGGCGCCGCTGTTGTTCTTGATGAGGACGATGTTGGGCGCGGGGTCCGCCCCGGTCGCCCCGCCACCCGTGAACCCCGTACCAACCCCGAGCACGCGATCAGCCGCATCCTGCGCGCGGTTCCACGCCCGCGCCGAGATCGCCCCGGCGAGCTTCTGGCCTGGCTCGATGCGTCCGTCGTTGCGGGCCATTAGGTTGTCCCGATGCCGAGGCCCGAGAAGTCGCCCTCGCGGTAGACCGTGTTGACGTAGACGTACTTCGGCTTTTTCACTAAGTCGCTGCCACTCACCGAGCTCTCGTAGCGAACCCAGAGGTATTCGTGGCCCTTCTTCTCGACGCCAGTGATTGAGCCGATCGTTTGGCCGGTCAGGTTCTTGGACGCCACGAACTTGAAACTTAACGTCCAGGGGCCGTCGCCCTTCTGTGAGTCCCACTCTTGCGAGCCGCTCGCTCCCAAGAAGAGCACCTCGCCAGCCTCGAACGTCCTAAACGCCGCGTCGTTGGTCGTGCCGGTCAGAGCCGCCACGCTCTTGATATAGGTGCTTGTAACGTAGGTGCTCTTTACGTCATACGTTTCCGTCCACGTCAGCGCGGGGACGACGATGTCGACGCCCTGCACGCCGTTGTCGTCGACACCGATTGCGGAGTCCATGCTCGGGGCGGATGACGGAAAACGCCGCTCCGTTCCGGTTCGCGTGGTCGTGCTTCCGTTCGACGTGATCTTGCCGCCGTCAGCCTGCGTGATGTGGGACATACCGCCCGACGTGTCGAACGAGCGCGACCGCCGCAGCGGGTCTGGCTCTTGCGCGTCAGCGCCGATCTTCTCGTATTGGATGTCGACGTGCCATGCGTCATCGCCGAGGTAGTCGACGGAATAGGCTTCCGCCTGAAGTTGGACGTTGGCCCCTGGGTATTGCCAAAACCGGAGCGTGCTGGAAATCCGTTGATTGCACTCCGCGTGCAGCGAAACATCGTCCGTGTGGCCGAAAACCTTGTAGGACCGCGTCATCGTGGACGTGGCCTTCTTGCCGAGACGGTAGATCGTCGCGGAGCGCGATGCGTTATCTTCGATCCACGTTGCCATTAGGCGGCGACCTCCCCTGCCCCGAGCTTTTCTTTCAG